CTATACTGGTGCCATGCCCCGAGAGGGGCAGGCAGACCACGAATAAGAAAGGATTATCCATGTCAGACAACCCCGCCTACCAGGCTGCACAGTATGCCCACCGTACGTACCATCAGCGGCGCATCGACATCGCCGACGCTTACTCCCGCCAGTGCGATGCCAACAGCGACCGCCTCGTCGAAGAGCTCGCTGTAGTCGCCTGCCGTTTTAACCTCACGCCTACCCGCGTCGTCACCTACGCCTTCGGCAACGCCCGCCCCGACTTCATCGGACGCGTCCGCCGTGCCATCTCCGCCCTCAAAGATCCGACGCATGCCGCTCATGACTGAAACAACCCTTAAAACGGACCTGTCGTCGCTCGAAGTCATCCGGAGTCCTCTTCCCGGCGATACAGCGCAGCCCATACACTACCTGCAGGCTTCCTATTGGAGCGGTTGCCCCCTCCCCCGCGGCTCCGAGACGCTCCACCTGTGTTCGCGCACGCTTCTGACGCACATCCTCTCCGCACCCGCCGTCAAGCCCGCCGAGCCGGGCGTCTACTATCGGCTCCCGCTCGTCGCTTGCGAGGCGCTTGGCGTCGATATGCCGCTGTCCCTCATCCCGTTCCTCATCGAAATCGAGCACAACCCGTATACGGGCTTCGCCGTCGATGGAGAGGGCCACGCCACGCCGACGAGCGGCGCGCCTGACAACAGCGTCCACACAACGGCCCTTTGGACCGGTTCCCGCACGCTGTGCGGCCTCTTCCGCACCGAGACCGCCGCAAAGTGGGCCTCGCTGCCGTCGGAGGCGTGGAGGATGCCTCGCGGGCTTGCCATCGAACGAGCACACGGCTTGGACGCATCCTGGCTCCACGCTCTCAACGCGGGGGCTGTGCGCCTCTCCTACTGTGAATCGCTCCTGACCAGGCCTGTTGAGGTTTTCCGTGAAACGGCATGAGCTTCTCTACGAGGCCGCCAAGGCCCGTAAGACGGCCATGGGCAAGATGCGCACACACCGCAAGAGGGGTGTCGAACTCGCGAACAGCGAGTTCGACCCACGGGTCGGCACCAACGCCCAGCTGCGCACCATGTCCGACAAGCAGCTCGTCGCGTACGTCGACCGCCTCAAGCGCTTCAACCTCCGCGACCGGCAGTATTACCTCACTTCAAACGGCGGGATCGTGGACTCCTACACGCTGGACAACTACGCCTATCAGCTGCGCCGCCAGGAACGCTTCTACCGCGACGTGGACAAAGCCTACGAGCATCTAAACCACGAAGGCACGTCCCGCACGATCGCCCAGCAACGATCATACGAGAAGAGCATAGACGAGCAGTCCGTCTTCAATGCCGCTCGGCGCGTCGACAAGACACTTCAATCAGCCGACCAGATGAAGGCCAAATACTCCAAACGGCAGCTGCTCGCGTTCCGCGAACAAAGCAAGAGGGCCTTCGACAAGCGGGCCGCTACCATTAAGGAGAGGATGGCCCGCACGAAGGACGGCACCTACTTGGAGCGACGCGCCGAAGCCATCCGGCGCGAGCTGCTTACCGAGCTCCGCGGCTCCAAGCTGCGTACAGCTGATATGGAGCGGTCCATTGAGGGTATGAGTCGCAAGGCGCTCATTTCCATGTACCGACACACGAACATCGCAGCCCACATCCGCAACATGTACGAGCTATCCAAGCTGAACTTCTCCGGTGTGCGCCTTGAGGGAGGTGCGGCCAGTGGCGACGAGCAGGAAAACTCCGTTCGGCGGGTCCTATCCGACTATGCCAAAGCCGATCAAGCCAAGTGACGTCGCCGTGGCCTCCGTGTGGGGGGACGGCAGCTGGGTCGTCATGTCCGTAGAGGCAGACGCCAACATCGCCCTCTACGAGCTCTGCCAGGGCGCCGTCCCATACTGCGAGACCGGCGGCGACATCAGCGGCTTCTTCTCTGTTGCGTCCCGCTACAAGCGCGTGTGGGTGTGGGACGACCAGGCCACGCTGCATTTCCTCGCCGTCGCCGCTCGGCGCATCGGTAAAGCCGTGGAGGTCTCCGGCGGCCCCGTCGGGCTGACGGACGTCAAGTGGCGCGTCGGCAAGCGCAAGACGATTATCCGCTCGCTGTCCGCGACGACGAAGACGAGCTACCGCGAGGCGGTGGACTGCATCCGAGTCAACCGCGACTTGGCTGACACCATCTACCTCAAGCCGATCCTGATGGCCCGCGTTGTTCAGCGGCTGGGCTTGGATCGGCTTGACGTCGGCAACTGGGTTGTCTATACCCGCGCCCGGTGCTGCCAGTATCTACGCGACGAGATGTCGTTGAAGCGCGTCGCCGACGCTGGTACTGACTTCAACGACCGCAGTCCCGTCCGCGCAGGCATCGTGTGGTTGGATCCCGACTGCGAAGGCCGAGAGGTGGAAGATATCGACGTGTGGGACGTGTCATCTCTCTACCCCGCTGTCCTCGCTTATATGCCGCTACCCATCGGCTATGGTGTGCGATCCGAGAGGCTGTTGGACGCGCTGCAGAACCCGATGTCCGACCCGGAGACCCTCAAGGATCGATCCGGCCTGTGGGTCGCCCTCGTTTCCGTCGACGGCGAGATGACATGGGAAACGAGCGTCGACTGGCTGTGTCGCATTGAGGGTGACATTGGCTTCCACTATGACCGCGTCTACGACGTCCTCTCCTACAGCACGGCCGTCGGCCTCTTCCGCGGCTTCATAGAGCGGCTATACGCCGATAAGGAGAAGGGCGGCTTGTTTGCCGCGCTGCACAAGAGCGAACTCGTCTCCCTGACGGGTTCCATGTCGCCTCGCACCCTGAAATACACGTACAGGGTCGACTATGACGAAGACAGTGGGTACGTCGTTTGTGTTGACCGCGTTGAAGAACGCGATCCCGGCTCCCTCAACCTGACATATGCTTTCATCACCGCTTATGGCCGCCTCCTGCTATCCCGCATGCTTCGCCGCTACGAAGGCCACGTCGTCTACTGCGACACGGACAGCATCCATCTGGTCGGCATCCGCCCCGACGACGTTGTATTAGATGGTGTGCCGGGGGCGCCGGAGGAGGCCCGGCTCGGTCAGTGGATGCAGCAGGAGAGCGGCGCCACCATCTTCTACTCCGGTAAGAGGTCGTACGCTATCAAGCGCGGCGGCGAAGCGGAACTCGTCATGGCTGGGCTGCAGCGCCCGCCATGGCAGGCGCCCGTCCCGTGGAGGTGGCTGATGGAGCATGACAGCCTCGTCACGTGCAAATCAGTTCCGACGCCTGACGGCCTGAGCCTATCTGTGCGCCCCTACCCCTACTACAACCGCGCCGTCAGCGGCGCCTGACCCGTGCGCCTTCCGGGCCCCGCCCGAGACATGTGATATACTATGTCTCAGGCGGGGCCTTGCCATGTCGCGGCGGAGACCGCGGCCGGGCGTCACAGGCTGATACCTGCCGGCCCCGGATGGAGTTGACACCCCTTCGATCAAGGCGGGCGGCGCCCCGCCGCTCAGACCGACACATAAGGAGAAACGAGTGGCTGCAGAAGAGACCACCGAAACGGATGCCCCCGACGAGGCCGCACCTGTGGAGGCCGCACAGGAAACTGTCCAGGCCGACCTGTCCGAGCTCATCGACGAAGTCAGGGCTCTTGCACAGCAGGCACTGGATGAATGCAAAGAGCTGCGGGCAATCATCACCGAAGAAGCACTGGACGAAGCCACTGATACCGACGTGCTGGATGATGACATCGATCCTGAAGACCTGCAAATCGAAGACCTCTTGGCCTGACGAAAGGACCCACTGACTAACGATGGCACTCAAGACGCCTGCGCTTCGGCCCGGCACCACTAACGAACAGCTGCTTCAGTCCGCTATCAACGCTGCGGCGATGGGCTACAAGAAGCGCATCCCCGCCCCTACGCAGGCTGGGATCGACCGCACCCTGGACTATCTCGCCCAGCACCGCGACCTGTGGAACCCCATCTGCACATCTCTTCTCAACCAGCTCGTCCCGATCTTCGCCACCCAGCGGGCCTGGACCAACCCGCTCGCCGAATTCAAGAAGGGCATGATCGAATTCGGCAACGGCGTGGAGGAAATCCAGACCGGGCTTCTCAAAGCCGCGGCCTATGATCCCAACGACGACGTGGACGCCAAGCTCATCTTCGGACGTGAGGACTTCCGTGTGGAAACCGCCTTCCACACGAAGAACCGCATGGACCGCTACAAGGTCTCTGTGGAGAAGGCTCTCATTCAGTCCGCATTCCTCAACGGCGGCGACGTCGCCGAGCTCGTCAACCGCCAGACTCAGGCACCCTACGAGTCGGACCAGTGGGACGAATTCAACCTCATGGTCAGCCTGCTCCACAAATATGAGGTGCGCGGCGGCTTCTATCATGTGCACGTTCCCGACGTAGCACGCTCCGGCTCCGTCAAGGAAGACGCCACCGAGCTTCTGCGCAAGCTGCGCACTGTGGCCGGCGAGATGACGTTCAAGTCCACCGCCTACAACCCGGCGCGCATGCCCGTCCACTCCACGCCGGAAGACATGGTGCTGCTCACCACGCCGGCCGTCAGGGCCGCGCTCGATGTGGAGGCCCTCGCGTGGGCGTTCAACATCGACCGCGCCGATGTCCAGTACAGGGTCATCGAACTGCCTCAGCGGCTCGCCCCCGATTCGCGTTTCCAGGCCGCCGTCGTCGATAAGAACTTCTTCCAGGTCTATGACCACCTGATCCAGACCAACACGATCGACGTGCCGACCGACCCGCTCACGTACAACGTGTTCTACCACCACCATCAGACCATCTCTTGTTCGCGCTTCGCGCCCGCTGTGATGTTTTGGACCGGCGCCGACGACGAAGTCATTGACATCGTCGATCCCGTCACCGCGATTGGCAACGTCGAATGCTACGCGTCCGACGGCACTCAGCCCAGCGAGCTCGAAAAGGGCGGCGTCTACCGCCTCACGCCCGAGTCCGTCACCGGTGGTGGCGGCAACCCCGCCCTCAAGTGGACGATCGTCTCCGCTACCGACAACCACACGTCCGTGTCGGCCGGCGGCGCCCTCACGGTCGGACGCCTCGAAAAGGGCCCGGTCAAGGTCCGTGTCGAATGCGACTCGGCGTCCAAGGAAGGCGCCTTCGCCGTCAAGTCCGGCGCCGACGTGCCCTCCTGGCCTGACCGCAAGTCGTCCATCGTCGGTCTCACCGTTCTCGGCAGGGCGATCGGCAAGTCCTTCACACCCGAAACCAAGGAATACACTGTCACGCGGGCTAAGAAGGACGAGCTGATCAAGGACGCGGTGAACAACACGTTCCCGCACGGACGGATGCTCGATTACACGGTCGAAACTGCCAATGGCGAAAACGGCGCCTACAAGGTGACCATCACCGTCACAGGAGCCGACGGCGTCTCCTACGGCCCCTACGTCGTCACTGTCAAGTAGGAGCCCCGGAGGGGCGCCGGTTTCTTCCTTTCTCTCCCGGCGCCCCTCCCAAAATACACAAGGATTGGTGTGCGCATGCCGAGTGTCAACGAATGGTCCGCCGGGGCCGAAGTCACGCTCACCAAAGTAGCGTGGGATTCCACATACCGGGACATCGTCCATTGGCGCGACTATGCGCATCGCTCCGAATATATCGACCGACCCGACGCACACCACATCACACTCCGCAATGCCCAGACTATAGACTACGGCTCACAGGTCGTCTTGGACGAGCCGTTCTCCACGTGTGTCCAATACAACTACATCAGGGTAGTCAACCCGAAGATATCGAAGCTGCACCCCGACAAGGAGCGGCCAACAGTCTTCTACTACTTCATCCAAGATGTCGTCAGGGTCGCCCCCGACGCCACCATGCTCTCCGTCCAGCTGGACGTGTGGACCACCTACTGCGGCAACGTCAAGCTGCGCAACGCCTTCGTCGTCCAAGGCCACCTACCGGTCGCCGCCACGTGGCGCGGCCGCCAACACGACGTGCTCCGAGAAGCCGAAGGCCTCGATCTGGGTTCCGACTACATGGTGCGCTACAGCGAACGCTACACGGTCGCCACCCTCGCCCAGTGCTGTGTCATGCTTGTCGCCTCCACCGACTTCTCCTCCGACCCGGGCGACGTAACCAACCCGTCTTTGAAGACGGCGAAAGGCTCCGCGTTCGAAGGCCTGCCCAATGGCTGCGACATCATCCTCGTCCGCGACATTGGCACCTTCGAATTCTTCGCCACTGCCATGTCACCGTTCCCGTGGGTCGCGCAAGGCATCCAGATGATCATGGTGCTGCCGACGCCTGACGACATGTTTGATCGAATCACCGGATCCCACAACACCGACAACGTTCACGGCAAGTTCCGGCAGAACGTTGACCCGAACACGATCAAGATCATCCGGTCTCGTAAGACCGGACAAGATGGCAATGTCATGTGGGGCCGGGACCAAACGTTCTTCAAAGGCGGCGCCCTCGAACTACTCGATAAAACCCACTATGCGGACTGGCAGAAGAACTACACGAAGCTCGTCACATCGCCGTACCTGTTCATTGAGCTCACGAACTATCAGGGACAGTCAATGGCTGTGCGCCCCGAGTACCTGCCCTCCGGTGGCATGGTCACTTTGTCGCGCCTGCAGCACTTCTCTCCGCCGGGTCCGCGCATCGTCGTGTGGCTGCGCGACTACCTGTCGGAGGACAACACGACGGGAAACCCGCTGTCCAACTCATTCTTGGACGGCTCACTGTTCTTCACGAACTTCCCGATGTTCTCAATCCCTAACAACTCGGGGCTCAACGCGCTGGCATCTCAGGCGCACAGCATAGCGTTCGCCTATCAGTCTGCCGACTGGTCCCAGCAAAAGGCACTACAGGGCAACCAGGTTGCCTACGACCAGGCCTCTTATGCGATCGGCACGGCCCGGCAATCCATGGTCGCGTCCAACACGGCCCGTGGCGCCCAAACGGCCCTGTCGAACGCCGCCCGGTCCCAATCGACGGCGATCACCAATGACGCCGCGTGGGGCCACACGCAGAATAATATGATCCAACAGGGCGTCTCCGGTGGCATGGGAGCCATCGGCAGCCTTCTGTCGGGGGACATCGGAGGCGCCGTCAAAGGCGTCGTCGGCACCGGCATGGGCGTCTACATGGCCAACTCCAACTACAATATCGACGCGAACGCTAGGGACGCACAGACCGACCTGGCTAACTCCACCGCCTCTCAGTCCACGGCGATCACCAACAACCTGGCTGCCAAGCTCACGGGACTGCAAAACGCACAGGCCGCCTACAACAGGGACACAAACAAAGAATATGCCGACATGGTGGCAAAGGGCGACTATTCGAATACAATGGCCGGCCTGAAAGCGAAGATACAGGACACGAGGATGGTGCAGCCATCCGTTTCTGGGCAAATCGGAGGCGACGCTTTCATGCTCGCCACTACCGGGTGGATGGTGGACGTGCGCCTGAAAACGCCCCATAGGGGAGCGGTCCAGGCCGTCGCCGAACACTTTGCACGGTTCGGTTACCGGTGCAACCGCACCATCGACATGGCTGCCTACAACCTAACGCTCATGAGCCACTTTACCTACTGGAAACTGGTCGATTGCCGGATCGAGGCCCCGTCCGTGCCGCAGATGCATGCCGAGACGATCCGCGGAATATTCGAGAAAGGCGTCACCGTGTGGGACGAACCGAAGGAGATAACCGAGATGCACTTATTCGACAATGGCCCGAAGGAAGTGGTGCAGCTGTAATGCCGAGCACGAAGGGTTTGACAAACGGCGATTTGATCGGCGGTGTGGAGCCGTCCAGGATGAACGACGGTCGCTTCCGCCCCAATAGGGCGAAGGCCATGCGCGGCGGCGAGTTCATGCTCTATCAGAACATGCTGTGGGGCCTGGCGGAGGCACGTTTCGTCTGGGACGGCCTGCCCGAGACGGTCAACGAGCGCTATTTGGAGCGTGTGCTGCACCGTCACGGCCTCGCGGTCTTCTTCGAAGACCCACGTCTGCACGCCTTCTTCGCGCTGCACGCCGCCGGCACTGGCGATGTGGACATCTACGGGGACCCGAAGGTTTTCCGCGTGACCGGCAACCGGTACATCAACCGGGAGGTATCGTCGAAGGACTGCGTCCCGATTTGGACGAACAGAAACCGGGTCAACGACCAGTGGGTCGTTAACTACTACGCGGCCGCCCTGGCGGAGGCCGCCGAGACGGTGCGCGTCAACGCCCTCAACTCGCGCAGCCCGATGATCCTGGCGCTCAGCCAGGAACAACGACTGGCTGGGGAGAACTTCTACCGGCAGGTGGCCGAAGGCCAACCGGTGATCTTCACCGTCAAAGACGACATGGGCCGCGGCCTGGCCGAGTCGGTGCAGGCGCTGGACAACAGACAGTCGCCGAACGCGATATCCGACGCGATCCGCGTCAAGAAGGAGATATGGGACGACGCGATGCTCGCGCTCGGTATCCAATGCGCTCCGCCGGACAAGAAGGAGCGGCTTGTCGACGACGAAGTGGAGGCGATCCAGGGCCAGACCGCGGCGTTCCGCGGAGTGGCGATCGGCGCCCGCCAGGAAGCCGCGGACGCCATCAACGAGCGCTACGGCCTGAACGTGTCCGTGCACTGGCGGCACAGTCGGGAACAGGTGCGTGGCATCAACGACTTAGGGGAGGGCTTCGATGGCTGACTTCACGATAAGTCTCAGAGATGTGTGCGCCCGGTACAGCGACGCCGAGCTTGGCTTGGAGGCGTACCCGATCTTCGACGAATCCTACAGACCGCACTTGAACAAGCTGATTAAAGACCACTACTGGTTCAGGGAGACCGCCTACGAGACGGTCGCCATGTTCGCACACCAGCTACGGCACCGGCTCGAACTGGTCATGCCCTACTACAACCAGCTATACGAGTCGGCGCGGATCAAGTTCGACCCGCTGTCCACCATGGACGTCTCTTCGGTCTCCGACGGCACGCATACGTCGTCGTCCAGCAACGAGGGATCGGGGACGACGAAGAACCGGACCTCCGGCGCCGCCGAGTCGGACTCGCGGGATATGCGCTACCCGGACACGGCGATCAACCAGCACGGCGACTACGCGGTGGCCGGCACGAAGTCGGGCGGCCGAACGGAGGGCGCCTCTGAGACTGACAACACGTCGAAGTCCAGCGCGAAGGGCGACGAGACGACGCATGCCACGTCGCATTCGACGGGCCGCTCCCAGTCGGCGTCGTCGCTGATCATGGAGTACAGGGCAAGCCTGATCAACGTCGACCGCATGGTGCTCGGCGAGATCGCCGACTTGTTCTTCGGGCTGTGGACGTCCAACGACAACTACGTCGGGGGCGACATGTATATGGGCTTCGGCGCCATGTGGGGCTGGGGTTACTGGATTTGACGACGATGAGCAAGGAGGCCGCATGCCTATAAACAACATCCCTTTCTTCGACCTGCAGAACACACCTCTGACGAACATCACGCCTTTTGCGGAGCGCGAAGCGTATTCCTATCAAGAGGTACTGGAAGACCTGATCCAGAATTATAAACGGATTATCGACACGGTCAACAAGGTTGTGGCGCTCGCCAACGACATCGATGCACGCCTGATCGATCTTGAATCCCGACTGCGCAAGGAGACGGATGACAAGATCGCTCGGGCGATCGACGAACTCTACCGGCGCTTGGCTCAGCGCGGCGCCAAAGACATGATCGTCGCCGACCCGGTGTGGGGCCGCACAGACCTGACCGTCTCGGAGGTGCTGGCCGTGCTCTACGACAATGTGCGCACACACGCTAGGTTCGCAAAGGGTGCCGATGGCATCGGGGCGACAGCACAGACGCTGGACGAATCCAACTGGACGGCCCGCCAGTGGGACCTGGACCCTGAATACAAGACCGACCACGCTACTCGCTGACCGCACAACCTTAAGGAGAACAGAATATGGCGAGCACTAACAAGACGGAGGCGCTGGGCCTCAGCCAGTTCATCGACACGGACAAACCTACGTGGCGGGGCGATTACAACGGGGACATGCGCAAGCTGGACGTGAGGGCACAAGAGGACACGTCCAAGTTCAACAGCATGGAGACCAGGATCAAGCAGGCGGAGACGACGGTCGACGCCGACCACAAAGTGGTCGCACAGATCGACCAGAAGATCGGCGAGGCCGAGTCCCGGGCGAAGGCGGACGCCGCCAGCCAGGTGGCGAAGTGCTATGACGATCTGTTCACCAAAGTATCGGACCGCTACACGAAGGCCCAGTCGGACTCCCGCTACATGCTGAAGAATGCCGCCACCCCGGATGTGTGTGCGGTTATTGTCGGCACCTCGAACGTGGTGCAAGGCAAGTGGCCGACGCTCATGTGTAAGGCGATGGGCATTACCGAGAAGAATTTCGCGATCGGCGGGACGGGGATGACGGATGGCGCCAACAACTTCTCGGTGCAGCTAAACAGGGCGATCGCGGACGGCAGCTTCAGCAACAATGACGTGAAGTATGTCATCATCGCGGATTGTGGGAACGACGCCATGGCCGGAAAGGACGTCTACAACGGTGTCGTGAGCCTCCTGACGGACGCCCGCCGGGCGTTCCCGAACGCCCGTGTCGTCGTGTTCTCGGCTGTCTGGGCGTGGAGCAACCTGCACGCCCTGCTTAAGTCGAAGAACGGCTTGGCGAACTGCCTCTCCACCCTTCAGGAGGTGTGCGGCAACTACGGCGCGGAATACGTTGGCACTGAGTTTTGGTGCTTGGGGTACAGCAAGTATTTCACTGAGGGTGAGATTCATCTGAATTCGACAGGCGACACGCGGTTCGCGACGCTGGCCAGCAACTATTTGCAGTACGGTAACGAGCCGGTCCCCGTGTCGCAGAACTACCGGATCGGCCTGTCTGGTGGCGCACAGCACACGGACACGCCGCTGACGCTGCGCCTGAACGGCGGCATCGTCAGCCTGTCCGGCGTGATCTCGGGCCAGTCCATATCGGTGGGCGCCGACCTCGGCATGATCCCTGAGTGGGCGGCGCCGCGCGCGGACGTGAACGCCAATGCGAGGGGTGGGGCGTCTGGTACGGAGGACATTCCGTTCCAGGTCCACCCCAACCAGCATCTGCAGACGTGGAAGGGCTGGTCTGGCAACCTCAACATCAGCGCTACGTGGTCGGTGCTGTAATCGTTTCACGTGGAACGCGGAGGGCCCGCCCAGCGGGCGGGCCCTCTTAAGAAGGAGGGGGCGCACAAGATATGGCGTGGGATGCTAAAGCCAAAGCAGTCGCGGTGAAAGCGATCGGCACTGTCGAATCGAACATGCGGTACGACGATATCAACCACAACGATCCGATTACGATCGGGATTGGGCAGTGGTTCGGGGGCCGGGCCTACAACCTACTCGCTCGCATCAAGCGGGAGGCGCCTGACGAGTACGCGAAGCTGCCCGCCGAGCTGCGCTCCCGAGTGGACGCGAACAACACGGACTGGCCCCACTATTATCTTCCGAACTATATGGATGCGCAAGTCAAGCCGGTGCTGCGCGCCTGCTACAAGATTCAACAGAAGCAGATGGCCGACGACCTGGAAGGCTACGTGGCGATTGCCCGCAAATTCGGGTTCGACCCGGACCGGGACACCCCATCAATGATCTTCTTCTTCGTCGCCTACCATCAGACACCCGTGAGGGCGATGCGGATCGCCAACCAGATAGGGCCGGCGACGCTGGACAGGTGGCATGCCGCTGCGCTTAACGAGCCGATCTTCGGCAGGTACCGGAACCGCTACAACACCGCCTACAACATCATCAAGGCATGGAACTCGGATGGTGTGGATATCGCGGGCCCCCCGGGCGCGGCGCCGTCGAACCCGACGCAAGGAGACGGCGGCAACGGCGCTCCGGGCGTCAACCAGCCACTGGCCAACAACAACTCCACCGGGCAGCTGGCCCGCGTAGAAGCGTGGGGGAACGTCATGGTGGCGACGATGGCGGACAGCAAGCGGGTGCAGCTCGCGCCGGCTGGCCAGGGCACGTTCATGGCCGGCCCGGGAGGGGCCGGCACTCCGCCCCCGACCAACAGTGCGCCCGGCGGACAGAACGGGGCGCCGGGCACAGGCGGAGGCGGAGGCCAGTTAGCACCGGGCACGTCAGAGACGCGGCAGAAGCTCGTGTACTGGATGGCGAGCCGCGAGAACAAATTCAGGTACAGCAACGGGGCTGGCCGGTTGGATCCGGACAGGTCGGGCGTCGGCGACTGCAGTTCGACGTGCCGCCGTGCCTACCTGGATGTGTGTGGCATCGACATCGGCGGCAATACGGTCGCGCAATCGGCGAACGGTCACGGCGTGTTCGTCATCAACTGGAATACGTCGAAGTCTATTAGTGCACAGCAGTTGTCGCTGATGAAACCCGGTGATTTGGTCTTCTACGACTGGGGTTCCGGTCGCGTCGGCGTCGACCATGTGGAGATGTATGCGGGGGGTGACTTGACGTGGGGGCATGGCGGCGGACTGAACGGAACAGTGCCGGGTCCTCACAAAAACTCGCTGAGCAAGTTCATCCGTGACACGAGGGGGATCGGTTGGTGTGTCAAGCGCTATATCAACGACTAAGGGCGCACAGCTCACCTACTACGACCCGTCCCGGATCCTCTCCTATAACACGCCGTGGTCCTTCGTGACGGGCGCCCGCGGCAGAGGCAAGACGTACGCCTTTAAGAAGCGGGTGATCAAGAAGGCAATCGAAGACGGCGACGAGTTCATCTACCTCCGCCGATTCAAAGGGGAGGCGGTAACGTTCAAAACATTCTTCGACGACATCCGCTGGGAGTTTCCCGGCGCAGATCTTACGGTGAAGGGCAAGATCGCCTACATCGGGTCGGGCAAGGGCGCACAGCCCATAGGCCAGGTCGTCTACCTGTCGGCGGCGCAGATGCTCAAGTCGGTCTCGCTTAAGAAGGTGAAGCACATCATCTTCGACGAGTTCATCTTGGAGAAGGGCGCCACCCACTACCTGCCTGACGAGGCGAGTATCTTCGAGGGCCTGTATTCGACGGTGGACCGCTGGGACGACCGGGTGCAGGTGTATTTCCTGGCGAACGCCTTCTCGCTGACGAACCCCTACTACGTCAAGTACGGGATCGTCCCGAGCGCTGAGTTCACGGTGGAGCCGGGCCCGGACCGCTTTTGGGCCGTGCACACGGACCGGAGTGAGGAGTTCGCAGAACAGGTGTCGCGCACGAAGTTCGGAGCGTTCCTCCGGCGTCAGGATGACGAGAACTCCCGCTACATGATCGACTCATCGTTCCGCGACGAAGGCCTGGAAATGGTGGACGCGAAGCCGCCGTCGGCGGTGTACTCGCTGTCGATCGTCGGCGGATCCAAGCTGTTGTCATTCTGGCTGAGCCGGGACTGGTCGACGTGGTATGCAACGGAGGGCCTGCCGAGAGACCCGAACCTGTTCACTCTCTCGCCGAGCCGCGTGGACGAGGCGACGCGGCTGTTGCAGCCGCGGGACTCGTATTTGAAGAACATACGCGACTCTTATGCCCGCGGGCGTATGAGATTCGACAAGTTGACGACGAGGAACATATTCATCAAGGAGGTGTACAAGGGCCTATGACCGAATCAGTTTTGACCGGCTTCGGAACGGCGCTGGCGGTGGTGCTGCCGCTGGTGGCCGCACTCACACCGAAGGCCCGTCGATTCCTTCATTTCGTCGACGACATGATGGGAGAGGAAGAGCGCCCGGGTGCCCAGCGGCGCCCGGGGATACTTGAGCGGCTCACGCTTCTTGAGGCAAGACTAGACCTGATCGAAAGGAGGTTGAACGCGATTGAGTCGTGCACACGATGTGCGGACGGCCATAGTGGCGTGGATGGCGAAGCACGACGGTGATTTCGGCTACACGAACGACTACCGCC